GCCCGAAGAACGCCCTGGCGATCAGGCCGAGCGTCATCGCCGCCGCTTCGCCGTGGGTGGCCATAAACTTGAAGGCGCTGCCAAGACCCTGTGCGACACTGATCGCTTCTTGGGACGACGCAATGCCGGTCAGGATGTCCAGTACTGTGGTAAGCGCTTCTTGGAAACCGCCCTTTATTACCGACTCGCGTAAATGCAGCATGGCATTATCGAGTGCATTCATCGACTTGGTAGTACTCTGAATATTTTTAGCTCGTTCCTCAAATATTTTCTGTAAATACGGACCGAAAGCGGCGACAAAACGTGCGGTAGAGATATTCCCGAGTTGCAGCTGTTTGCTCAGTTCCTTAACATCCATCCCCATGCTTTTTGCAGCCAGGTTGAACGCGCCCTTTAGCCGTTCGCCCAGTTGTCCGCGCAACTCTTCGGCCTGTACCACGCCCTTGGACATCATCTGTTGGACGGCGTTCATCGCGCCTTCCAACTGGTATTGGTTCATATTAAGGACGGTCGCGGCCGACGACAAACCCTCGTAGAGGTTGCGCGTGTCCTCCAGTGAAATGTTCGACGCATTGGCGGCAACGAGAAGGCCGGAATACGCGTTGGCGGAGGACAGGATACCTTGACCGAGAGCCTCGGCGGTCTTGGTGACATAGTCCATTTCCTGCCGCGCGCCCGCGGCGGAGCCAGCTACAAACTCGAATGTCTGGTTAATCTGCTGAAGTTGTGTGGTCGTGTCCATGAGGCTCCGGACGAAACCAGCTCCCACGAAGGCCGCGAACGCCCCCTGGACGGCGCGCGCAAGGCTCGCGGTGCTGGATAGCGCCCCGTTAAGGCGTGTCACCTGTGCCGCTGCGGATTTCCCCGCAGCGTCCAGCGAACTCTGGGATTTAGCGGCGCGCCGGATCTCCGCGTCGGCGCCGGCCGACGATTTCGCTAGCCGGTCGAGTTCGGTTTGGGTGGCGTGCAACTGCTTGGTCAGTCGGGCGAAGGCGGCCTCGCCCGACTTGACGTCTGAGCTATCTACTTCCACACCTAAAGAAATCTGGTTCGCCATCTAAGTAACGATCCCATATTCGTTAGCTGCGTCTAAGTATGCCAGCCTCGCTTCATCAGTCGTATCAAATATACCTAGATATTTCGACTTTCCATTAATCCCGATACAGTCCGCCCCCGCCGCCGCCGTAAATTTCCCTCGGCGCCAGACCTGATAACATGTGCGGCAGCGGCCACTGGCGTAAATTAGCGCCTCCTTTCCGCAGTCCGCACATGTCATGATCCCTACCCGCTTCATAGCCCCGCTACCGCCTCGCTACGCCCTTGCTCGCCGCGCGCCGCTCTTCCGTCTTCGTCCGCCGCTCCTCGCCGGCCGCGCGCGCCTCGAAAAACTCCTCTTCGATCGACTCCACAATCCGGACGTCGGCCCGGCCTAGCACCTCCCCGGTCACCTGACAGTAAGCGGCCATCGCCTCCCAGGAGAACGGCAGGAGCCCACCCATGTCGGTGGCCCGCCGCCGCCGGTGCAAGTCGCCCCAGATCCTCAGGTGACGCTCGAAGCACGCGGGCAGGGGCGGCGTCTGCAGACGCTCCGGCACGCGCCCGGTGGCGGCCTCCGCCGCTTCCAGGTGCTCTCTCAGCGTGCGCCCATCTTCCCATGTCTGCCCCAAGTCGAACTGGGCGCGGACAGCGCCCCTCAGAGCGGCTTCGAGGTCTTCCCCGAAGCCGCCGCCAGAAAATTTCCGCGATCACCAAAGCACTGCGCGATCTGCTCCCGAAAGACCGGATAGTCCTGTACAAGCTGCCGAGCCTCTTCGTGCGACCATTCCACCGGCTTGCCGCCGGCGTAGATATTTTCCCAGCCGACAATCGCCGTTGCCAGCCGCTCCATCAGTTCCTCTTCCACCATCTGCGCGGTGATTTCGACGCGGTTAGTCCGCGACGCCTGCTTGAGTCGGCGATCGGTCACCTTGCGCTCAAGCGCCCGCATGGTGGGGTGGTCCGGGCCGATGATGTGCAGGGTCATCGGCGCACCGTTGGCGGTCAGGTCCGCCCCCGTTACCGGATGCACGAGCACGAGCGACTGCGGCTCGTCATTGGCCTTGAAATCGTTCAGGTCCACTATTCTGATCCCTTTTTGGTGAGGTTTCGCACGGCGCAAGTCGATTGCACCGTGTTAAACACTACCCGCCGGCAAACCCGCCGGCAAGGGATCAGGCCGGCGGGACCGTCGTGTCGCTGATGACGATCTGGGAGACCGGCGCCAGCGGGAAGGCGGCATGCGGCTTCAGTGCGCGGAAGTCGCACGAAACCGGCAGGCCCTCCGCCACCGCGTCGCCGATCGACCCTGTGTTGATCTTGCAGCGGGGGAAGGTAAAGGTGATCGCGTCATCTCCGGCCGCGGTGTCCAGCCGCATGATCAGGGTAATATCGTCCTGTTCCAGGTCAAAGGCGTTGTAGAGCGCTTCTCCCAGGCCACCTCGGTCGAACAAGACGGTGATCGTGCCGGAAACCACGCACTGGATACCATATAGCACCGTCGGGATGATGTTGGCGCCGACCACCTCGGAACCGCTCATCTGGTTGTCGATGCTGAAGTTCATGCCGGTGATCGTCGCGCATGGTGTGCCGTCCTTGAGAAGCACGCCCGAGACCGCCACCAGCACGTCTTCATCACTCACCAGCGTATAGTCAGGCAGGCCGACGCGCAGGATCTCGAACGGGCCCGAGTATGGGCCACCCGTCTGGATCGCCGAGGCAACGGTGATCACGGTCGCCGAGTCGATTTTGGTGATGGTCCGCGGGTTCCGGTTCTGGACATCGGTGATGCCGGTTCCCGAGAACACCACGCGGCTGCCGACGGTGAACCCATCAGTGATCCAGGACCCACTGCTCCTGGTGATCTTCTTCGTCGCACCGTTGAAGGTCAGCGTCCCGGCGCCAACCTGGGTGATCACGATCTCCGCCAAACCATCGATCGACGCGCGCGAGATCGGATTGGCGTCCTGGCCGATCACTGAGTAGGTCGCGGTTGCGATACCGGTCGGCGGAAGGTCGACCGCCATCTGGTTGGGCCGAATCCCGTTGAAGGTGATAAACGATCCGATATCGGTGAAGGCGCGCTCAACCGTGAAGGACCGGTAGATATTACCCATCTGGCAGCGGGAGCCGCCGGTGGAGATTGTGCCGGCAGACAGCGGCGCCGCGCCCACGCCGGTGAACTGGCTCGACGGCCACGCAAACACGCGGTTGGTCAACGGGACGGAAAAGATGGTGAAGATCTTGTTATTGTAGGTGTTATTCACCGAACCGGTGATCTTGAGGGTGTCACCGATGCGATAGCCGAGCGTCGCCCAATCGATCCCGATGCCTTCGATCTGGACCGATCCGTCCGAAAGCGGCGTGAACGTCATGGTTGTGGTTGACATGACAATAGGGGTGGGCTGCACCCACACGCCACCCAGGAGCGCCTGTTGCCAGTCGGCGTGCGACCCGGGCGAAAGCTCGGTCACGATATCGCCGGATGCGCGCCGCATGCCGTGGCGGCTGTCCGACACCATGCGGTCGGAACGGACCTCCTCGGAGTCGTAGGAGTCTTTCGTCAAGGTTAGGGTCGTGCTACGCCGGCGAAGAGTTTTCAGTGCAACTACAGCGGGAGCAAATCCGTAGCAAACCTCTTCAGCATAGCCCATGTCCGCGAGGGGGCCAGACGCTACCTGGGGGGAGCAAAGCAGTTCGGCCATCCGGCCACCTCTCCTGGCGGGTCATCTGGAACCGGCCGGGCGCCCGCGTTCAGATCCCGGTGGCGAGCCGAACTATGACAGAGCGGCGGACGGCTGTCACGGATGGAAATAATCGGAACGCCCGGCTCTGCAGAACCGGGCGTTAAGGCATTCGCCTCGACCGGCTCCGCATGCTAGTGCCTAGGTACACACCCGGAGCGTCGACGTCATTTTCCTCAAACGACTGGCGTCTGTCAAGGCGCAGCGCGCTCAGGGCGTCGCTGTAGGCGGCATCCGGGCTTCGCTCCAGGGGAGGGGTGCTGTGCGGCGCACCGGCCGCCAGAAGGGCTCTCAGACGCGCGCAGAGGCCGCAAGCCACCGCTCATCGCTCCAGCATGATCAGGTTGGTCGACCAGCGCATCGTCCGGCCGCCTGTGGTTTCGACTTCGTTGATCAGATGATAGGTGTCGCCCAGGTCACCACCGGCCAGCCAAATGACGGTTTCGTCCGGATCGAACGAATTCGACGGCGAGGTAATCGCTGGCGGGATAATCCAGGTGGACGAGACGATCGTGTCGCCGGCCAGCCGCTTGGGCCAGTCGACCGCGTAGTCCAGCACCTCGGCTGGATCCTTTTTCCAACTCATGCCGCTCTCAGCCTCCGATTATCAGTCTGCGCCATTGCCTCGCGGCTATCAGCCGGAACCGTCGCCCGCCGGTTTTCGGAGGATACCATAGATCTCCGGTTCTCGGAGAATACCGTTGCCCGGCGCTCGCGCGGGGTCACTACATGGGTCGCGGTGACGTCGATCCCGACAGCGACAATGGTGTCACTGGCCTCGGTGACGTCCAGCGCAGCCTCGATATAAAACCATCCGGCAGCGACAACGGTGTCCGGCGCCTCGGCCTGTGCGAGCGCTCCCGCGCCCTCCGGGGAACCTCCGGCCGACGCGATGGTGTCCGAAACCTCGGTAGCGGCGAGTGATCCGGCGAGTGGGAGTGAGCCGGCAGCGACAACGGTGTCCGGTACTTCGGCCAAGTTGGCCACCGCGCCGATCGGCAAGCTACCGGCGGCGGCAAGGGTATCTGGCGCTTCGGCCACCCCCACGACACCGCCGACCGCCGCGACGCCGATCGAAGCGATGGTGTCTCCAGCTTCGGTTGCGGCAAGGGTGCCAGTAGCCGCCAGCGATCCCATGCTGGTGAGGGCATCGGGCACCTCGGCCATTGCCGTCGCCCCGGAAATCGAGAGCGATCCCGCCGCGGCGAGGATGTCCGGCGCCTCGGCCACTGCCAGATTGCCGGCAACCGCTGGCGCTCCACCGGTTGTCGCCAGCGTGTCCGGCGCCTCGGTCTTCGCAAAGGTGGCGCTGATCGAAATCGAGCCAGTTGCGGCGATAGCGTCGCCAGCCTCAGTCGCCGCCAGCGTGGCCGCGGACGGAAGCGAGGCTGCCGCGGCAAGAGTGTCAGGCGCCTCGGCGATAGCACCGACGCCAGTGATAGGTGACGAGCCGGCACTGGCGAGAGTGTCCGGCGCCTCGGTAGCGTTGACAGTGCCGGCGATCGGAAGGCTGCCCGTAGCCGAAATGACGTCCGGAGCTTCGGTGGCCGCAAAGGCGCCAACGCCCGACGCCGCCGCGCTCGTCGGGATCTCAATCAGGAGTCCGTATTGGTAAAGCACCCGCTAGATGCTCCTAAGTCTCCATGGGAAAACTCTTCCCGTCCCAGCCGTCTGTTTCAGCGTGAACTTCGCCTGTGTTGTTGAGTCTATCGGTGGGAACTTCTTTCCTGGCTGCGCTTGCGCATGCTGATAGGTCAGCTTAAAACATTCGCGGTAGTTGGTCGCGTCGATCATTTCATAAGCGCGAAGCTCTACTGCATCGCCGAGAACCATATTCACCGTGTCGACCGAAAACACATAGGTCGCGATCGTCGTTGGCGTTGCCAGTGAATGCTCGGTCGATATCGTCGCTGTTTGCGATCCTGAAGCCTCTACTGCCCATGCCATCCTAGTACACCCCGTATGCGGTTATTTGTATTGCAGATGCAGTGCTGTCCTGCTGACACCGCGCGGCGATGCGTGTGCCCGCAGCGATTGACATCGGGATGAAGCCAGAGCAAGTGCACCCGCCAGAGTCGGCGCCCTTAAAGTTGACGTAAATATTCGGGATCATAATGACTTCGGACGCTGCGGCACCTATCGCCAGATCAATCAGGTATAGCCTAGCAGGAGCCGAGAACAAACAATCCACGGTGAAGAAAATTCCAGAGTATGCCCTTGCCGTCGATGATATAAGTTGCGCGTAGCTGCCCTTTACGTTGGCCGCTCCAGGCGTCATCGAAGTGCCTTTGGTAGCTGCACTGTTATATCCGATGGCGTCGACGCCGGCATATCCATCAACGTTGCTGCAATAGCCCTGGATGCTTACCGCCGCGCGGTTGCTCGCGTTGTTCCCTCCCGATTGAACGCGCACCGCTATGCGACTGCCGGCCGGAATATTGATCGGGAGCGTCAATTGCATCGCGATCGGAAAATTGGCCCACCCAAGCACCAGATCCGGGATGATGACCACTTCTGAGCCGGCGGCTCCGACCGCTATGTCGATGGCAAAGGTATCGCCACTAGTCGTCTGGGCATTGATGGCCAACTCGATATGCAACAGGTTGATATCGTTGGCTGTTGATGCGACAAGTTGGGTATAGGCCGATTTCGTGTTTGCCGTTCCCGGAAGTGCCAGCCTGAGCGCAGACGAGATCGCGGTATTGGACGCCACGTCGATCGGCAGGCACGCACCATCGGGAAAGCGAGGAATTGCCATCAGACGACGATCTGCACGGCGCGGCCCGCCGCAATGACTCCCGCGCTCTCCATCGTCTGGACCGATGTCAGGATATACGCATCGTTGCAGTCAACGAGCGGCGCCGACTGGATGTAATCCTTGAACGACCGGAGCCCGTCCTGCGCAGCAAGCGACCCGGTCCGGAGGATCGTCTGCAGCGCAGTCCGCTCGGCCGGGGTGAACCGCTTCCAGAACTCCTGCTGCGTCGGCATGGACTTCTGTGCGGCCACGACCACGACCGCGTGGGTTGCCGCATCCCAGCGGTGCGTCGCGTCCAGCGGCAGGAGGCCCGCGGCCTTGCTAAAGCCCTTTGCCGTCAGCACCGCATCCGGCGCAACCGGATCGCTGTCGCTCGGATTCCATGAAACCAGCGCCCCGGTGGCGGTGACGTAGACGTAGGTCGCCATCTTTTAACCTTCCATGCACTGTCACGCCGCCTGCCGAGTGAAGCGGCGGAAGTAGAATTCAATCCGGATGGGAAAGATCAGCCAGCCGTCGCCCTCGATCATGTCCCGCGCTTCCGCCGAGGTCACCGTTCCCGTCACCTGATCCGGGCCAGAAGCCGCCACCTCGCGGCCGTGGTAAAAGGCTAACCTGATCTTGTCGGCCAGATCCTCGCCCTCGTGCATGATACCGTTGGCCGGCCAGTAGAGATCCAGCATGTAGATGCCGCCCTCCTGAGTCTGGCCCCAAGCGCCGAGCGTCACCGTTTCCGCCCCGGCCTTGGCGAGCTTTTCCTTGATCCAGGGGACGCCGGCCGCGGGCTCGATATCGGCCACCGCGCCGCCTGCCGTGTAGATCTTGCTCTTGCCCTCCCAGCGGACATCGGGGATGCCGGCCACCGTCAGCAGGATGGCCCGGAGGTCGGACCGGATGCCGCGCCAGACGCTCATGACTTGATACCCGCAGCGATCCGCAAGTCACGAATGGCTTGCCGATCGCGACGATATTCCGATCGCGACGATATTAAAGCGTCATGATGCTCAGCGGTTCTGCTATCGTCCTCAGCCGCATCCAGCACCCGCGCGAGCAGTTTGCGCGGCACGATGACCATGTCATCGTCATGCTCTCGAAGAAATCCGGCAAGCGCATCTCGGTCGATTGTCATTTCCCGCGCTCCCGCATCGTGTGGATCTGGATGAAGTCCTGGTACATGTTCGCGCAGGCGTCGATCCATCCGGCGGGAGCCTGCGGCGACCAGCCCTCGTTCAGCTTGCCGATGTAGGCTGCGGAATTGGCCAGCGTGAGCGTCGCGCCGATGGAATCCATCATCACGTTCGGATCGGATGCGCCGCGGCTACCTGGGCCGCCCTTCGTCGGTGGGTTCGGATGCTGCGCTGGCGCGCCGTTCGACTGGGCAAACCACGAGCTTGCGGAAAAGCCGGTGTCGAATGGATTGCGCAGGCGCAGGTTGCGGTCGAGGTCGGTATGGCTCGCGAAAATGACCCGCTTGATCGACCGCATGGTGAGGTCGCCAGCATCGAAGCTCTTCGGATCGAACCGCGCCTTGATCAAGTCGTGGCCCCCTTCTCCGCCTGGAGAGTGTGAACCACGGCCACGCCATCCGGCCGGATAGTTTTGACGTCAGTCACGGTGAAGCGGTCTGCCTCGCCGGGGACTTCGATCTGGTCGCCGGGCGCCGGCAGGAACACCCCGAGCCCGGTTGCTGGGACGAGGATCTTCAGAAAGTTGGTCAAAGTCAGGTCGTTGTAGGGGGTCGACCTATCGTTTGCCGCGCGCGGCACGATCACGCATGGCACCGAAACCACGATCTCCGCGCCCGTCGTCTCGACGTCGGCGACCGCATCATAGCTGGTGACGTTCTTCCGGTGGAATGTGACTTCCTGCCCGTTGCCGAAATCGAGGATCATCTCGGCCGCGGCAGCGCGCATCGAATTGTAGTCCACCGCTACACCTGCTGGTTGCTGAGAAGTTCGGAGTCGCCGCCCCGAACGGCATCATTCTGGCCGACGTCCCAGATCCCGCCGTAGGACGGCCGCGTCCACATGGGGCCTCGCCGGGCGGCAACGTCAGCATCGATGCCGCCGGCCTCAGTAGGGTTCAGATCGGCGTAGGCATCCATATCCAGCAGCGGCGCCACGATCGCGGTGATCGACGGCCATCCCAGATCCGCGAACGGTCCGGAGGCGCCGGCCGATGTTCCCGCGCTCGCGTCCAGCCCGGTTTCCTTCGGGCTAAAATAGACAACCTCCAGGGTGTCGACTTTCTTCGACTTCACCAGCCCGGACTCGCCAAGCGACCCGGGGCTGCCGCCGGAGTTGATCGTCCCGTCAGTCAGCCCGCCAGCCGCCACGATCTGCGCGCGCCTGATCTCCGGCGGGATCGTGTCGCTGGGCACCTCCGGCCCGGTCCGGCCGTAGGTCGCGCCGAGGCGCGGCCACC